CTGTGATATATTGAACACCCGTGTTTTACCTGCGATACACTTTTCAAGCGTACGAGGTTCGTCCTTCAGAGCGGTAGAATTTATAAAGTTAAGAGCATCTCCATTGAGACCATCTCTGAAATATTCTAACAAGATTTTCTTACATTCTTGAGTAAGCTCTCTATAAACTTCCGGAGACTCACTGTCATCATAGATTGGCAAGTGATCACCTTTAACACCCGATAGACCAAACCCACTACTAGTTGAAGCATTCATTCTGCGTAAAAACGCATCATAATTAGCTCCATTAATAGCGACTTCTATATCTAAGGGATTTAATTCAGTGATATTCAATTCTTCCAATTGTGAAAGTATTCTATCTGTGATTTTATCCATGACAATAATCATAATATCATCATTAAGATCTCTTTTGTTTACATTAAGTTTATTAACAAAATTATTATAAGGATTACAATATTCACCTTTCACAACTTTGGGACCCATCATAGGTTTGCCAAAGAATTTCTCTTGTTTAAAATCCATAATATCTTCGAAAGCTTCTAAAACTTCTTTTTTAAAAGGAGTTGGTGTAACTTTTGACTTACCTTTGGCTAAAACAGGACCAGGAACTTTTCCATGATAGAGAAGACTGGTTGTATCTTCAAATCTTACTAAAGATTTTTTACAAGGGAGTTCTAATTCACCTATATCTTTTTCAGATTGAATAGCACAAAAAGGAGTTATATTACGTATCTTATGAATACCTTTTTCAACAATTGATAAGCTTATTGGAGTAGCAAAACCTTGTTTACCACCTCCAGCAGCATGAAAACCAATAAGAGCGTTTCCGTTAGAAACAACAGCAGTTAAAGGCAATCCACAATCACCAGGAGTGTGAGCTGCATAATCATAGCAATACCCTTTCTTAATAGGAACAGATCCTACAAACCCATCACTAGCTGTAAAAGATTGTATTAACGCAGTAGTTTCTACATTAGCAATCTTAGCTTTGTAGAAATCCTCTGTGTGGACTTCAATAGTATTAATATGTTTAAGGATATTAGAGAATTGAGTACGTTCTAATCGAATCATACTGACATCGTTTCCTAAATGAACTAGATTATATTTACTAATATTAGTAATAGCTCTTCCATTAGATTCAACATTAATATGGACACGTATTTGTGTCAAAGAGTCAAGTTTACCTAAGGAGTGTGTATTAATAAGAGCTAAATCTTCACATACACCTAAAACATAT